TCACCGGGGCACGAGGGCGTGAAGTGTCGGCGCGAGCTTGATCGCACTGCCGAAGGGAATCCGGAAGAACGTTTTCCCGCCTTGGGCGCGGGTGGCACTTTTCCCCGATTCAAAACTGGTGATCATGCCCGACAGTAAGGTCGCGTTGAAGGCGGCGACTCCGAAGACCGTCGCCATCGTCGCGGTGATGGCGGTGATGATGACTGTCTTCTTGAGGTCTTTCATGTCGGCTTTGATCTTGGTTCCGGTTTGCTCGATATGGGCGAAACGCACGTCCAGCCGTTTTTCAAATTCCGCGCGCCGCTCCGCCTCAAGGCGGTCGCGCTCAATTTGCTGTTGGCGGCGCTCAGCCTCGAGGCGCGCGCGCTCGGCTCGTTGTTCAGCTCGCCATTCGGCTTCCAGGCGGTCGCGTTCGGCCCGCCGCTCCGCTTCCCGTTGGTCGCGTTCGGCCATCCGGGCATCGCGCTCGTCCATGCACATGATCAGCGTTTTTACATCCATGTCGATTGCCGAGACGCGCGCTTCCGTCCAGCCTTTTTGGGCTGCCAGACGTGCTTCGATCTCTTCGCGTGATAGGCCGTTCATTGGTCCATCATAGCGTCGCCCATGGGTGCGTCAAGCGCGCGCGTTTGAGGTGGCGCAAGCGCCGCCGGCGGGTGTCGCCAGCCCGGCTAAAGGCTGTCCATGGAGAAAAATAGTAGCGACAGGAGGTCTCAGCGCTGTTGCATGGACGGAAAGGTACGCGCAGCACGCGCCGCCAGCAGGTCGATACTGGCCTTGGCGCGCCGCAGCAGTTCAGGGTCGGGTTGCAAATAGCCTTCGATGGTGCTGATCTGCCCGCGAAAGTAGCCGCTATCCCATACATCCGGACCCGTCAGGGCATCGGCGTGCCGGATCAGACTGCGCAGGGCCATGTTTCCCCGCTCGCAGGGTTGAATCATGCAAACATCGCCATGGCACGGTCATGCGCGAGGCGGTCGGCGCGCGCGGACAGGTGTTCGTCCATCGCGTCGCGGATGTGCGCCGCCAGCCGCGCCAGGTCGCACAGCTCGGTCGCATTCCACCCTCCGGGCCGGTGCAAACGGGTGCCATCATGGCCGATGAAGTCGGCGCCCTGGGGACAGGTCACTTTCACCACCTGGTTGCCGGCCATCAGGCAATCGACCCGCGTCGCCGCCAGTTGCGTCAGCTCTTCATCGAAGCCTTCGCCGACAAACATCGTCAATTTCATACCATGCCACATTGTTTGCATTACCGTCATTCAGCGCGCTCCCCATATCGTTGAGACAGGTGATATATTAGTCTTACTAATGAATATTGTCAATAGTCCAACTGATATATTTCGCCAAAGTGTTGTTTGTTTGAGCATAAAACAGAAACCCCGCACACGGCGGGTTGGGGTTGCGGAAACAGGCAGGGCGCTCGGGGCAGGCTTGCTTGTTGGCCTCAGACGCGGCCCATCAGCGTGCGCGCTTCCTGCCGCACCACGCGTCCGACGATGATGCAGTCGCCGCCGCGGCAAGCACGCCGGTGGTAGGCCGGATCCGGATTCATGGATGCCAGATACCACTCGCGGCCGTCGCGCACGAGGCGCTTGACCACGGCTTCGCCCTCGAAATTGACGGCGTAAAACTCGTTGTTGATGGGCTTGGTATCGGCAATATTGATGACCACCACATCGCCTTCGATCATCAGCGGCCACATGCTGTCACCCTTGACGCTGATGGCCAGCAAGCATTGCGGCACCAGGTCGTTTTCCTCGATGAAGCGGCGCGGCAGGTCGATCGTGCTGTCGGACGGATCCTCCTGCGACGCCTCGAAGCCCATCACGCCGGCGCGCAGCGTCAGGCTGACCTTCTTGATGGGGATGTGCTCGGCCTGCTGCGCATCGACCGTGACGCGCTTGCCGACGATGCCGAAATCATGCTCGCGCGCCTGCGCCATGGCTATCGCATCCTTGGCGGCGGCAAAGTCATCGGCATGGGACGCCAGCGTCGAGCTGAACGCCGAGATCGGCACGCCCAGCAGTTTGGAGAACTTGATGGCGACGTCGATATTCAAGGGGATCTTCCCGTTGAGATATTGGTTCAAGGCGCTCTGGCCGAACTCCAGCTGGTTGGCGGCTGCTTCCTGGGACGCCGGCAGCCCTTGGCTGCGGCGCGCGTGTTGCCACTCAATGAAGAGTTGCTTGAGCTGCGCTGCTTCCGCGAGCTCGTGTTGGTTTAGGGGGAGGGCTGGCATAGCTCGCACAATATAAGGAAAACTAATAAACATCAATTAGTCCGACTGTTGACAAACATCATTAGTAGGACTAATATAGTGCCTATGAACTCAATCGCACACATCCGGGCCCGGCTCGGCGTTACCCAAGCCGTGATGGCGAAGGGGATCAATGTTTCTCAGGGCAATGTTTCCAACTACGAGCGCGGGCAATCCATGCCGCCCGACGTGGCGGCCCGGCTGATCCGCTACGCGGCGTCCGTGGGCTGCACGATCAGCCACAACGATGTGTATGCGTCGTCGCACGGCCGCGCGCACGGAGACGCCCGCCGGGCCTGATCCGGCTGTTCCGTTTTACCCGGTTTCACCCCAAGCCCAGCGCCATCGCCAGCAGCGATGGCGGCTGTACCCCCACGTCCGCGCCAGTGGCGCTCACTTCATCAAGGAAAACACATGACTGTTCTACCGGAACTCAATCACGAGGCACGCCAGGTGCTCGCCATGGCATGTGCCTGGCGCGACAGCCGCAATGCCACCTTCGCCCTGCGCGGCGTCACCGCCGAGCTGATGCAGCTGCGCCACCGCCTCGATGGCGACGCCCTGGCCGACGCCATCGACAGCTACTGGAGGACAGCATGAGAGCCCTCTGGATCGATGCACTGCGCGCCAGCATCGTCAGCGCCCTGGCGGACGGCCCCACGCAAGTGATTCCGCTGGCGCAGCGGCTGGGCGTGGACGCCGAACTGGTGCGCCAGCAATGCCTCCTGCTGTTTCGCGAAGGTGCTATCGCGCGTGATCCGCGCACCCGGCGCGCGCGCATGGTGTACAAGGCCGCCGCCAATGGGCAGGCCGCCGCCGAACACGACCCGCACCCGCTCCTGCACGTCCTGGCGGCCGAATGGAAGGGCCATCCTTTCCGCGATCCGCTGGTCGCCGCCCTGTTCGGTCCGGCGGGACAGCATACCAACCATAGCGCTATCTGATAGCGGTTCTGAAACGCGGTCATCCGCAACGGAGGTAATCAATGGCAGGAGAATGGATCAAGATGCGCACCAATCTGTGGAGCGATCCGCGCGTGTCCAGGCTGTGCGACCTGACCGGCAAGGCCGAAGCGACGGTGGTCGGCGCGCTGTACTGGCTGTGGGCCACGGCCGACGAGCATACCCGCAGCGGTCACATGCCGGGTCTGAGCATGGCTGGCATCGACCGCAAGACCGGCATCGACGGCTTTGGCGCGGCGCTGCTGGCAGTGTGCTGGATCGATGATACCGAAGGCGGCATCACCCTGCTGCGCTTCGACGAACATAACGGTTCCTCGGCCAAGAACCGCGCCACCACCGCGCGCCGCGTGGCCAGTCATGCCGCCGGCGTACGCGCCAGAACACAGGCCGGCGGCGCCGTCGCGACGGCACTGGCCGATGATGGCGGCGACGCTAACGCCGCCGCCGTTAGTGCCGCGTTAGCTAAAGAAGAGAAGAGAAGAGAAGATGTAAACAGCCTTCCCCCAACCCCGGCGGTTTCTTCAAGTCCGCTTGTTGCAACGCCGGCCAAACGGCGCGCGTCGGGTGCCGTCTCGCTCGCGGCCTACCTTGAGCAATGCAAGCTGGCCGACGACAAGCCGATCCGCGCCGACGACGCGGTGTTCGACTACGCGGCCAAGGTGGGCGTGCCGACCGACTTCCTGCGCCTGCAGTGGCTCGAATTCAAGGAGCGCTATAGCCTGGACGGCGCGAAGCAGTACAAATCGTGGCCCACCGTGTTCGCCAAATCGGTCAGGGGCAACTGGTTCCGCCTGTGGTACATCCAGCCCGACGGCGCTTACGCCCTGACCACCAGCGGCTTGCAGGCCCGGCGCCAGCACGAGGCGGGCGCTTGAGCCGGCCCCTTTTCAGCATCACTGCCGAACAGGCCGTGCTGGGCGCCATCCTGGTCGACAACGCGGCGCTCGACAAGATTGCGACCCTGCTCGAACACGATTTTTACCGCGCCGACCATCGCCTGATCTACGCCGAAATGGTGCGCCAGGTGATGGACAACAAACGCGCCGACGCCATCACCCTGGCCGATACGCTCAAGGAGCGCGTGGCCGATTGCCTGCCTTATCTGTTTGCGCTGCAGGCCTCTGCCGCCAGCGCGGCCAACGTCGCCATGCACGCCGCGATCGTGCGCGACCGCGCCATGCTGCGCGCGCTCGACGCCTTCGGGATGGAAGCGCAGACGGAGGCCAACGGCGCGCTCGAACCGGCGCGCGTGGTGCTCGACCGCATGGCGCACAAGCTCGATGCGCTGGCTCTGAACAAGGAAGAGGGCGCGCCGCTGCACAGCGCCGAGCTGCTGGGCGGCTATGTCGAACTGCTGACCCGGCGCATGGATGGCCTGGTGCGCGCGGTACCGACCGGCTTTCGCGACCTTGACCGCCAGCTCGACGGCGGCCTGGAACGCGGCACCCTGTCGGTGCTGGCGGCGCGCCCCGGCATGGGCAAGACGGCCATGGGCCTGGCCATGGCGCGCAACGTGGCGCGCGAGGGAGCGGCCCTGTTCCTGTCGATGGAAATGAACCGCACCCAGATCAGCGACCGCAATATCGCGGCGCTGGGCGGCATCCCGGTGGCGTGGCTGCGCAATCCGCACGCGGGCGACGCCGCCACCTGGGGCAAGGTAGCGGCGGCGTGCGCGGCGAACGGAGAACTGAACCTGTACGTGGACGATGCGAGCAGCCTGTCGATGCTGGAGATCCGCGCCAAGGCGCGCGCCGTCAAGCGCCGCCACGGCCTCGATCTGCTGGTGATCGACCAGCTCAGTTTCATCAGCGGCGGCAGCAACGAGAACAAGGCCTACGACATCGGCGAACACACGCGCGGCGCGGTGGCGCTGTCGAAGGAACTCGATTGCGCCGTGCTGCTGCTGGCGCAGCTGAACCGCGACTGCGAGAAGCGCCAGAACCGGCGTCCCATCATGGCCGACCTGGCGATGTCGGGATCGATCGAGCAGGATGCGGCCAACGTCCTGTTCCTGTACCGCGACGAGATGTACAACCCGCTCACGCGCGAGCGCGGCGTGTGCGAGGTCATCGCCGGCAAGCAGCGCCAGGGCGCCACCGGCACGGTCGGGCTGCATTACATCGGCAGCCAGACCAGGTTCGAGGATCTGCAGCACGCATGGCAGGCGCCATACCAGAGCGACGCCGGCGCCGCTCCACACCTGCGCGGTTTCGATTAAGCGGCTGCATGCACGTCACAGCCGCCGGCAAACCACCTACCAGGCCCGCACGCCCCGCATGGCGCGGCGGCGGGCCCGCCCACACATATATATGAGGAGTGCAGCATGATCGTTCAATCCAAGCACACGGCCCCCGTGGCACAACAGCCGGCGTCGCCGTTCGAGCATGCCATGTCGGTCTGGACGCGCTGGATCGCGCTCAAGGACAACCAGGTTTCGCAAGGCTGGGGCCATCCGCAGGACACCAAGGATTTCATGCGCGCCGGCGAAGCGGTCGAGGTCATGATCAACGACCTGCCGCGCGTGGAATGGTGGGCTGTGCGCAAGGCGCGCGGGGTGGCCACGGTGTGGCGTTTTCCCGATTTGTCGCTGCCTGATGCACTGGCGCGCGCCGAACAAATCCTCACGCCAAAAATGAGAAATCACATTGCCACGCGCCGCTTCTTCCATTAGTATGGTGGTGTTAGATGTGATTTCTGCGTCAGAAGCGACGGCAGTAAAATCACCCTGACGCACAAGGCCCGCTCCGCAAGGACAGCGGGCTTTTTCGTTTGCGCGCGCGCTTTTCGGCGCCGCGTTTTTGAACCACAACACGGATCGACAGGTAAATCATGGGCATGGAAGCGATGGTATCGGCGGTGCTCTGGCCCCTGACCGCGGGACGCGTCTATTTGGACGTCGCCCCCTCCGGCGCGGTGCGGCCGTTCATCACTTTGCGCGCCGCTGGCGGCACGCCCATCACGTTCCTGGACGGGACCATCCCTGCCAAGGAGATCGTGCGCGTGGAGGTCTCCGTATGGGGCAGCGGGCGCGCGGACGCCGCTGACGTGGGCAAGAAGGTGGAAGACGCCCTGCGCGCCGCCACGGCCCTGCAAACGACGGTGCTCACCGGCCGCAGCGCCATCATCGACAGCGCGACCCAGATACCCGTCATGCTGCAGGAATTCGAGATATTCGTCTGACACGGCGCCGCAGGGCGCCAGCACTTTGCCCGCAAGGGTCACAACCGACCGCCCACGAGGCGGTTTTTTCATGCCCTCACGGGTCAACTATATCGGTCGACATCGACCGGAAAGGCACTATCTTGGCCGTATCTCTCCCTAATGGCATCGTTCTCGCTCTGGCAACTGCGTATGCCGCACCCATCGCCGTTACCGCGGCAAGCAACGGCGCCGAAGCCGTCCTGACGGTGGCCAATGCCCTGGTCGCCGGCGACTACGTCGAGTTCAGCTCCGGCTGGAGCCGCGCGAATGGCCGCGTGTTCCGCGTCAAGGCGCCGACCCCGACCACCATCGTGGCCGAAGGACTGGACACCACGTCCACCTCGCTGTTCCCGATCGGTTCGGGCGTGGGCACGATCCGCAAGATCAATAGCTGGACCCAGATCACCCAGATCATGGGTTGCACCAGCTCGGGCGGCGAGCCGCAGTACCAGACCTACTCTTTCCTGGAGCAGGACTTCGACAGCCAGATTCCGACCACCACGTCGGCCCAATCGCTGGCCCTGGAAATCGCCGACGATCCGTCGCTGGCCGGCTACCAGGCGTTGAAGAACGCGTCGCAAGCGCGTAACCCGACGGCGCTGCGCGCCACCCTGCCGGCTGGCGGCTTCATTCTCTACAACGGCGTGTTCGCCTTCGACGAGACGCCATCGCTGACCAAGGGCAGCCTGATGGCCGTCAAGGCCGGCATGGCACTGCAAGGCCGTCCGGTCCGTTACATCGCTTAAACACCTTGTTGTCTGTGGCCCGCTCTGGCGGGTCTTTTACGCCCCCGGCTTGATCCCTGGGGGTCTTTTTCTCTCTGAAAGCAAAAAATGACCAAGACAAACGCCAAACAAAAATTCTCCCTGAACGTCGCGCCGACCTTCAAGGCGCCGGTGACGATCACGATTCCCGGCGGCGGCGAAGCTGACATCATGTTTACCTTCAAGCACCGCACGCGCGACGAATTCAAGGCCTTCACCGAAAGCCTGAAAGCAAGCGCCGATGCCGACGACGGCACCAAGGGCGACGGTCCCAAGGATACCGACGTGCTGCTCGACATCGCCAGCGGCTGGGACCTGGACGATCCGTTCGACGCCGTCTCGCTCGACAAGCTGGTGCAGCGTTACATGGGCGCGGCCCAGGCCGTTATCGGCGCCTACTTCGGCGAACTGACGGGCGCGCGCGCAAAAAACTGATCGCGCTTGCAGAGCACCTGTACCGCACAGCCCCGACCGCCGACGAGTTGGAGGCGGCCGGGCTGACGGCGCAGGACTTTGCAGGCGAAGCGGTCACGCCCTGGCCGGACAACCTGGCAGCGTTCTCGCTGTTTCAGTTCATGCGCACGCAGTGGCGCATCGGGATGGCCGGGCCGACCGGCCTGGACTACGGTGTGCTGTTCCGCAAGATGGACCGGATGGGCTTGAGCCCGGACGAGTACGACCAGCTCGAGTGCGACATCCAGATCATGGAAGTGGCCGCACTGAACTGTATTTTCGCAAAAACCTAGCCGCCTTCGGGCGGCATTTTTATTTGGACTTCCCATGCCGGACATCACGAACAATACCACCATCAAGCTCGACACGAGCCAGGTGGAAGCGGGTCTGAAGAGGATCGACGAGGCGCTGGCCAGGACCGGCCGCAACCTCGAGAACCTTGGCGATGGCGACGGCATGGGCAAGCTGGGCGAGGATGCCCAGGCCGCCGCGGCCGCGTTCTCGGCGGGCGCCGGGACCGTTTCCGACGCGGTGGAAAAACAGAGCGCGTCGATGGCGGACTTCGCCGGCAAGCTTGGCGAGGTTACCAGCGCCAGCGAACTGTGCGCCGAAGCCCTGCTGGCGGTCAGCGCGGCGGCCGCGCCGCTGCTGGTGCAGTTGAACGGCGCCGCGCAAGCCACGTCCTTTCTCGATGGCGTGCTCGGCAAGGCCAAGGCATCGCTGATCGGCTTGGGTGTCAGCCTGCTTGAGAAGGTCTCGTTCGAGGCGATGGTCGAGGGCATCAATGCCGCGATCACCGGCCTGGCCGACCTGGACGACATGGCGCAGCGCACCGGCGCGTCGGTCGAGACGCTCTCGCGCATGCAGAAGGTAGCGCAAATGACGGGCCAGGAATTCGGCGAAGTCGACCGCGTGCTGTCTCGCCTGGCGGGCAATATGGGCGGGGTGGGCGAGGGCGCGGACAAGGTCAAGGATGCGCTCAAGCGATTGGGTGTGTCGGCCACGGAGGCGTCGGGTGAACTGCGCGACCCGGCCGAGGTGCTGATCGAGGCGACCACCAAGCTGCAGGGCTATTCCGAGAGCGTCGCCAAGACGGTGCTCCAGCAAGACTTGCTGGGCATATCCGGCGCCAAGCTCAAGCCTTATCTGAACGATGTGGTCGAGCATATCGGCAAGTTTTCCGGAACGAGCGAAGCGTCCGCCGCCGCGGCGACGGCGTTCAACCAGAACATGGGCAAGCTGCAGGTACACCTCGGCGAACTGGGCACGTCGGTGGCCGAGAATCTGCTGCCGTCGCTGAACAGGCTGTTGGAGAAGGTGAATGAGCTGGCCTCCAGCGAGGAATTCAAGACGTTTCTGAAAGTCGCAGGCGCGGGTGCCCGGCTGTTTGCCGTTGGCGTCGAGATCCTGGTATCCGCGCTGGTCGCAGCGACCAAGATCGCGGCTGGCTTTGCCACCGCGTTTGGCGCCGCGCCCGCGCTGTGCGGCATGGCGGGCAAGGGCTTGTCCGCACTGACGGGTCTATTTACTGACTCCTCGGCCGCAATCAGCACCAACGGCGGCTTGTGGTCGACGCTGGACAAGAACCTGGGCGATGTCGCGGAGTCGACCGAATCGGCCAGCGCTTGGCTGGACAAACTCCAGGTCGCCGCAGTCGAGGTTCTCACCGCATTCGGCGCATGGCAGATCGGTACCTGGCTGCGCGAGGAATTCGAGATCGTGCGCATTGCCGCCCTGGCTTTCGTGGGGGATGTTCTGGTCGGATTCGACTATATTTCTTCCAACAGCAAGAAGGCTTTTCTTTACCTGGAAACTGCCTGGTCATATTCCCTCGGCAACATGTCGGTATCCTTTGCCAGTTTTGGCGACTGGATCGCTAACGGGCTGGGCAAGATGGGAGCGAAGCGCATCGCGGGCGAAGTGCGCGAGTATGCAAATTCCTTGCGCGCAACGGGCGCCGAGCACCACGCCAATGCCGCCAGCGCGCTCAAGTCCGCTGCAGCGGAGACCGAGGCGTACGAGGCGCGCAAGACATCGACCCAGGCGCGGATCGACGAGATGATGCAATTCGAGCGGCTCAAGGGAAAAATTGTCGAGCCCACCTCCGGCGGATCCGAGCCAAAGCCGCAAGTGCCGGCACCGGTTGTCAAGACCGGCAAGTCGACAGAGGCGAGCGATTACAGCAAGATAACGGCATCCATCCGCGACAGGATCGCGGCAAGCGAACTGGAGCTGAAAACCAGCGAGAACGCGACCGAAAGCGAGAAGCTGCTGCTCAAACTGCGACAGGATCGTGCTGTTGGCACGGTCGTGTTGACCGATAAGCAGATGGAATTGGTCAAGGCGCAACTGGCCGAGCTTGGCGCGAAGGAAAAGCTGCTCAAGTTGCGTGCGGCGGAAAAGGATGTGGGCGACTACATCGAGCAGAGCACGGCGGCCCGGGTGGCCTCGACAAAATCGCTTGCGCTGGAATACAGCATGTACGGCAAATCGAGCGATGCGCGCGAGCTGGCCAATGTGGCGGTGCGCTCGGAAGCCGAGCTGCAGAAAAAGCTGACGGACATGCGCAAGGAAGACAAGCCGATCACCGACGACATGCTCGAACGGATGCGTCGGGAAAAGGACTTGCGCGACGAGATCGAAACAGCGACGCTGGCGCAGACCAAGGCGCTCGCCTATGCAAGCACCTTGGCCGGCGAAAACCAGCGCTTCGCGGTCGAGTCGATTCTCGATGAGCGCGAGCGTGCCGCCGCCCTGCTGGAAATCGAGGCCGACACCTGGCGCGAGCGGATCGCGCTGGCCGGTGAAGGCACCGATGCGCAGAAAAAGCTGCAAACGCAGTTCGACCAGTGGTACAAAAACCAGTCGGCCAAGCCGATGATCGAGGAGTGGAAGAAGACTGTTCAGCAATATGAAGAGCTCTTCCACAAGGGATTCACCGATACGCTGATCAACGGCAAAGAGGGCTGGAAGTCGTTTACGAAGTCGCTGGTCTCCACGTTCAAGACCACTGTCGCGGACCAGATCTACAAAATGTTCATCAAGCCGATCGTGCTGCAAATGGTCGGCAATATGGTCGGTGGCCCCGGCTCAGGTGGGACGGGCGGCTTTGATTTTTCCAGCGCCGGACAGTCGATCTACAAAGCGTTTTCCGCAGCGGCGTCCAGCGGGGGCGGCTTGGTCAACATGGGGAAAACGTTCTTCACGACGTTGCGCGGGACTCCTGCGGTTTCCACGCCGCCTGTGGGCCACCATGTGATCCCTGGCGCTACGGAGCCAGTCACTAGCGGCACCCCAACTCCCACCACGGGCGGCGGCTTAAGCGCCTCTAATGGCACCATGTCCATCGCGGGCTGGATTGCCGCGGGCATGGCGTTGTCGAAATCGCTCTATGCGAAGGGCTGGGATGCGCAGAACGGGTCGATCAGCTCGGTGGGCCCGGTGGCACCTTTCAATGCGCCAATGCTGCACCTGAACAAGGGGCTGCAAAAACTCGGGTTTGACAACACCACGGCCAATATGCTTTCGGGCGCCTCCACCGTGTCGCGCCTCTTCGGCCGCAAGAACCCCGAGGTGAAAGACTTCGGCATCGAAGGCACGTTCGGCGCGTCCGGGTTCGATGGGAAGACGTACCAGGACATCCTCGAAAAAGGCGGCATCTTGCGCAAAAGCAAGCGCTACACGAAGGATGGGGCGCTCGACGCCGCCAGTGAAAGCACCTTCGACGGCACGATCAAGAACCTGATGGCGGCCGTGAAAGGCTTTGGCGCGCAGTTGGGCATTGAGGCGACGCAGATCGACAGCTACACCAAGTCGATCAAGCTCGCCCTCACCAGCGACGAGGCCAAGAACAAGGAATTGATCGTGTCCCTGTTCGGCGACATCGGCAACGAGCTGGCCACCTTGCTGCTGCCCACGATTGCAGGCCTGGGCAGGGATGGCGAAACGGCGGCGGCGACGCTGCAGCGCATCGCGACTGAATTCGTCGCCATCGATGCCGCTCTGGCCTCGGTGGGGGACGCCTTTGGGGCGGTCGGCATGGGTTCGCTGGAAGCGCGCCAGCGCTTGCTCGACCTCAGTGGCGGCATGGAATCATTCGGCAAGGATATCGCCTTCTTCGGCCAGAATTACCTGACCGAATCGGAACGCCTGGCGCCGGTCGCCAAGACGGTCGAGGCGGCGCTCGATAGCCTTGGCATGTCCCAGATCAAGACCCGCGACCAGTTCAAGGAAGCGATCCTCGGCACGCGCGATGCGACGGGAGAACTGGTGGGGGGCCTGGACCTGACCACCGAGGCCGGTGCCAAGGCTTACGCCGGCCTGATGAACATCCAGGAAGCGTTCGCCCAACTGCATCCGGCGGCCCAGAAAATCGCCGACAAGCTGCGCACGCCGGACGACATCAAGGCCGAGCGCGATGGGTTGAATGATCAGATCGATGAACTGACGATGACGCCTGCCGCGTATAGCGACAAGCAGCGTATAAAACAGCGTGCCAAAGACGCTGAGCTGATCGATCCGAGCAACAGGGATCTGTTCGACCAGGTGCAGAACGGGCGCATCGCCGATGCGGCGAACAAGAAGATGTTTGCCGACGCCGAGAAGCTCGCCAAGATCAGCCAGGGCATTCAGGATCAGATCGACACCTACGAACGAGCAAGCATGACGCCCACGCAGGTGCGTGAGCGTGAAATCGCCGGGATGGACAAGAGCACGGTGGAGCTGTACGACTCCCTGGCAGCGCTCAAGCAGTCGGCGACCGCGGCCGATGCGCTGAAATCGGCCAACAAGAGCATTCAGGACCAGATCGACACCTACGAGAAAGCGAGCATGACGCTCGTGCAGGTGCGCGACCGTGAAATCGCTGGGATGGACCAGACCACGGTGAAGCTGTATGACTCCCTGGCAGTGCTCAAGCAATCGTCGGCCGCGGCCGATGCCCTGAAATCGGCCAACAAGGTCATCCAGGACCAGATCGACAGCATGCTCAGGGCACGCATGACGCCGGACCAATTGCGCGCCGAGGACACCAAAGGCATGAAGCAGGAGACCATCGACCTGTACGACAAGCTGGCCGCCATGAAGCTGGCGGAGCAGCAGGCGCAGGCCACGCGCCAGGCCGAGGAGGTGCGCCTGGCGGACCAGAAACGCCTGGCCGAAGAAGCCCAGCGCGCAGCGGAACAGTTGCGCGATGCCTGGAAGTCGGTCACCGACGCCATCTTGGACGAGGTCAAGCGGCTGCGCGGCTCGATCGATGACGCCTCGGTGAACTCGGTGGCGCGCGCCCAGTCGGCCTTCACCGTCGCCACCGCGCAGGCGCGCTCGGGCGACATGGACGCGAGCAAGATGCTGCCGAGCCTGTCGCAGAAACTGATCGAGCTGACCGAAGCGAACGCGACCTCGCTGCTCGAACTGCAGCGGGTGCGCGCACAGACGGCGGCCAGCCTGGCCGTCACCGGCGCGCTGCTCGGCGCCACGATGGGCTTGAATGCGCCGCAGGCAGGCCCCGCCGCCGCGCCGAACGCGCAGGGCGGCATGCCGAAGGCGGGCGCGTATCAGCCGCCGATGCAAGTGCCGCAAAACTGGGGCTTGCAAGGCGGCGCGGGTGCCAATCCGGATGCCCAGAGGCTGCAGGCCGAGGTGGAGGCGCTGCGCGCCGAAACGCGCGCCACGGCCACTCATACCGCCAAGCTGGTGTCGATGCTGAGCCGATTGATTGTCGATGACGTACTGAAAACAAAGGAGACCGCATGAGCGGAATGAAGGTCATTAAACCGACCACCATCAGCGGCGCGATGCTCACCAGCAGCAGCGTGGCCGAACCGGATGTGGGCGAGACGGTGTGGAATCCGGCCACCAGCTACGGCGCCGGCGCCGTGGTGATCCGCACCACCACCCACATGAAATATGAACGCGTCGCCGCCGGCGCCAGCGCTACCTTGCCGGAGAACGATAGCGTCAACTGGCTGCCGGCCGGACCGACCAACAAGTGGGCGATGTTCGACCGCAAGATCGGCACCACCACCAAGGCCGGCGCCAGCCTGACGGTGGTGATGCGGCCGGGCGGTATTTCTGGCCTGGGCATGCTGGAGCTGATCGGGCGCGAAGCGATCGTCACGCTGCGCGATGCGCCAGGCGGCAAGGTGGTCTACAACCGCACCATCAATCTGGACGGCACCTTGATCACCAGCGTCTACGACTGGTTCTTCCTGGACTACGAGCAGCTGAGCGACTTCGTGCTGACCGACTTGCCGCAGCATTACTCGGCGGGCGAACTGAGCGTGCAGCTCAAGGGCACCACCGGCGTGGCGGTCGGCGTGCTGCAAGTGGGGCAAGTGCTGGCGATCGGGCGCACCACGGGCGGCTCGACCGTCGGCATCATCGACTACAGCCGCAAGGAGAAAGACCGGTTCGGCAACTTCGATGTGGTCGAAGGCGCCTTCAGCAAACGCGGCACCTTGCAGGTGGTGACCGAGGCGTCCGAATTCAACAAGCTGTTCCGCTCGCTGGCGGCACTGCGCGCGATTCCCTGCATCTACATCGGCACCGACCAGATCGGTTTCGAACCGATGATTAATTACGGCTTCTACAAAGACTTTTCGATGGTGGTGGCCTATCCGCACCACCACCTTTGCAACCTTGAAATTGAAGGACTTTCCCAATGACGATCACTGCCATTCCACCACTGGACCGCACCGCGCCGACATTTCGTGCCGACTGCGACACCTACTTCGCCACCAGCATCCCCAACTTCACCACGGAGATCAATGCGCTGGCGACCGACCTGAGCGGCAGACAGGACATCGCCAGCAAGGCCGCCATCAACGCGGCCACGTCTGCCGAGACCGCGACGAAAAAGGCCGCGGACGCCGCTGGCAGTGCGAGCAGCGCCGACACCAGTGCGGTCAACGCCGCCACCAGCGCCGCCAATGCGCTGGCCTCGGCCGGCACCATCGGCCAGGCTGCCGCCTTTTCCGATGCTAATCCGGTGGTCAAGGGCAGCACCGATCCGACCAAGCAGCTCAAGATCGAGTGCGACATGCTGATCCCGGCCGGCTCGACCGTGACGCTGACGGCACCGGCGGTCAGCGGAACCATTGCGACGCTGAGCGACCTGCAGGAGCTGATGCGCTCGATGGTGTTCTACGACAATGGAGCAAGTACCGCAGTCAATTACGCCAATGGTGGCACCCAGCGCGTGGCGCCGGCCTCGGGCGCAAAGACACTGAGTTTTACCAACTGGCCCGCCGCCGGGAAGCAGGCGGTGCAGTTTCTGGAGCTGGTGAACATCGGCCTCGGCGGTACACCAGCCTGGCCTGCCGGCGCGCGCTTCATCCGCAACGATGGCGTGCTCCAGCCGACGGCCGGCGCGGCAAATATCAACTGGCAGGGGAGCGGCACCGATTATGTGATGGTATCGACGCGCGACGGCGGCACCACGCTGATCATTTCCGTTCAGCGGGGTTGAGCATGACACCGATCGATGCGCAACGTGCCTTGTTCTACGGGAAGCGCTCACGTACGCTCGTGACCCAGACATTCACCAGCAGCGGGACGTGGTACGCCCCGTTGACAACGACACGCCTGGAATCATTGACTGGAAAAGGTGGTGATGGCGTCCCGGGAGGAGGTTCTTATCGTACTGATCCAAACTCGATTGTCGCCATTGTGCAGACCACTTCTGGTTCAGGCCCAACAGCGGGGATCGCTCGTTGGGAGCAACTCGCGCCATACGCAAACGCGGCGGTGAACGCACTGAATGCCGGGAACAGCACTTATTCAGGTGTTGCCATTTCTCAATGGACCACGCCGGGATTTAGCTACGGCATCTATCCTGGCACCGTGATTACTGTCACAGAGCCTGTGATACCAGGTAGCGCGGTATGGACCGCCTCTGGCTCAGCAAGCAGCAGTGGGCCGATTTCGAGTAATGGGGGCCTGACTCTGCGGTGGGAAACACCGTATCCGGCAACGACCGGGCAGGCGACCGTGGCATTTGGCATCAGCTTCCCGGGTGGCCTTGGCGGTGGGGCCAATCCGGTCGTTTACGGCGCCATGGGGGTTTCACCGGGTTACGGATATGCGTTCACAGTACCCCCTGGCGGGTCTATCAGCTTCACCTACTATTTTTAACGGCTAGCCATATTGCTGCGCTTTCCATGACTGCTCCTGCAATCGACTGCGTTTGCCTCCCGCCGCCGCGCGCGCTAATTCAACCGGATCAATTCCATGACCAATAGTCCACAACGCATCGTTGATATGCGCATTCCCCTCACCTGGTTGCTGACCTCCGCGTCAACCATACTTTCCCTGCTATGCCTCACCCTGTGGACGGTTGCCGGCCAGTCCAACAAGCTCGAACAGATCGCCGGCACCAGCGCCAAGATGGAAAAGCGGCTCGACGATCGCGACGAGAAGACCGAGGCCATGCGTGAACGCATGTTCAACTTCGACCGCACCACCGACAACCTCAAGCTGCGTGTCGATGCGCTGGAACGGGCGCGCAAATGATCCTGCTCGATGACTGGCGCGCCGTGCTCGCCAAAGCCTGGAGCCTGAAATTCACCGCCGCCGCCGGCCTGCTCGGCGCCGCCGAAGTGTATATCGCCATCGCCCAGCCAGCGGGCGTGCCGAACGGCGTGTTCGCCGGCATCGGTGCGCTGGTGTCGGTGCTGGCCTTCGTGGCGCGCCTGATGGCGCAGGAGGAACTGCGCGATGGCCAGCATTAAGCAGCGTGCCGGCTGGTGCGCGATCGCGGTGACGATGGTCGGCGGCTTCGAGGGCTTGCGCCTGGCCGCCTATGCCGATCCGGTCGGCATTCCCACCATCTGCTTCGGCGAAACGAAGGGCGTGCGCCTCGGCCAGCGCGCCACGCCCGCGCAGTGCCAGGCCATGCTGGCCGACTCGCTGGCCATTGCCAACCGCGCGGTCGACGCCTGCATCCGCGCGCCCCTGGGCGATTACCGGCGCGCCGCGCTGGTCTCGTTCGCCTACAACGTCGGGCAGGAAAACTTATGCGGCTCCACGCTGGCGCGCAAGATGAATGCCGGCGATGCACTCGGCGCCTGCAACGAATTTCCACGCTGGAACCGGGCGAAGGGTATCGTCTTGCCTGGCCTGACCAGGCGCCGCGCCACCGAGCAGGCGATGTGCCTCGGGGCCTTGCCATGAACGCGCTCTTGTGGAAACCCATCGCGGCGGTCCTGCTGCTGGTGCTGGGCATCGCCTGCGTGGCCAGCGGCACCGGCTGGTTCCTGGCGCGGCGCGAGCGCGACCTCGCCCGTGCCGAGCTGTCGGCCGAACGCGACAAGCGTGCCGCCTGCGGTGCGGCGCTCGACCAGCAAAATAGCGCGCTGGCGGAACTGGCCGAGCAGAAAGCAGCCGCCGACCTGCGCGGACTGGCTGCCCAGCAAGTCGCCGCTGCCCAAGGCAAGCGTTTCGACCAGGCGCTGGCGCAGGTGCGCACTGCCAGGGCCACTACCTGCACCGAAGCCATGCCTGCCGTCAACATGATCCTGGAGTCCATCCGATGAGTTCACCTTCCTTTCCTGCTGGCACGCGCCTGCTTGCACTGGCGATGCTGACGGGGGTGCCGATCGCGCTGGCCGGATGCGGCACCGCAACGCAGGCGATGCACACCGTCCGCGTGCCGGTGCGCTCGCCCTGCATAGTCGCGTTGCCGGCGCGCCCGCTGTTCGCTACCCAAACCCTCATGCCGGACGCCAGCGACGGCGAAAAGGTGCTGGCCATCGCGCGCGACCTGCCGCTGCACCTCAAGTACGAGAGTGCACTCGAAGCCGCCATGGTAGCCTGCCTGTAA